ACCGCCTCCGCCTCCGCCTCCGCCAGATGAAGCGCCTCCGCCAATACCACCGTTAGAACCCGCACCCAACGCGATAACTGATATTTTTGTAACACAAGCTGGTGCTGTCCAAGTATATGAACCAGCCGACAAAAATTCATTTTGGCCCGTAGGAACAGTTGCGGTTACTGAATTACTTGTACTACTTGCTACGCTAGTACCCACATTTGAGGTAGAGGTTGCTGTAAACGTATATGCCTGACCAACTGTTAAACCTGTAACAGTAAGAGGCGATCCGGCACCACTTGCGGTATGAGAGCCACAATTAGAAGTTACAGTAGTACTTGAGTACGAAGCACCATGCACATTGTTTGTGGTAAAAGGAACAGACGCACCGTTACCCCCAGACAAAGCTACTGTCCCAATTGTTGGAGCGTCGGGTATAGTAGGCCATGTGTTATTAGGGGCGTTTAAACGAGTGTCTGTTAGCCCCCAAACACCAGAAGCAACTGTAGCCGTTGGGTCAACTTCAGTGCTTGTTATAATTCCACCTTTATATCGTTGTCTCATAGTTTTCCTTCTCCTCTACTATTATTGCGGTAGATGTGTCTCTATCTATCTGTAACACACCATAGCAGAAAATATTATAATCTTCATCATTTTTGTCTTTTTCACTTTTTACTGGAACACTAATGTTTAAGTTTTTAAATATGTATTCTCTATCCTCATTTTCAAATACTCGCCAAACATGATCCATAGTCCCTCTTCCAGTCCTGCCGCGTGATTTATTAAAACGTATTTTGTACTTTTTCATATGACTTCAACCGAAATATTAGACTCATTGTTTGAGTTGTTATAATAAGGATCAGGTGCTACATACAAATTAAAATGAACAAACCGAAAAGAATCGTCCGTTAAATTTTTAGAAAACGAGTGGGCTAACCAAGAATTTGTAAAAATAAACTGCCCCGGTTTTGGATTATAAGTGACAGCGGGACTAGCAAGTGTAAGTTTTTTATTATCTTGTTCAGGTAAACCTCCCTGTATTGCACCAGCTCTAGGGTCATAAAACACTGCTTGCGGAGCGGGATCGGGAACTTCTAAAAAATAAAACCCTACTATTTGTGAACCAAAACGGTGAGTGTGCTGTTCCATTAAAGAATGTTTATAGTGCTCCTGAGTCCACATTTCAGAAAACATGGTAGACATACCTTCCATCGCATATCCTTGCTCACGCAATATATTCCAAGAGGTCTGCCCTACAAAATTTCTAAACTCTGTAACTTCAGGAACATCAAAAAAGTTGTCGGTCATAAGAACAGGATGCTGTTCACTAACTCCATAAATTTCTTTTTTATCATCTAAAAGTTTTTGGGAGACGCTATTCACATCTGACAAAAATTTAAGCATCTCGACAGAATAAACAGGAGAAGCAAAATAAAAATCAGCAGAAAGCTGTACAACCTTTTCTACTTCTTCAGATTGAATAGGATCGTGTCGCATGTTTTTTCGCCTATAGAAATTATGCCTTCTATGAAATCTCTTCGTAACTGACGATAACTGCTAAATCATTAGCCGCAGAAGCAGTAGCTGTAATTGACGTATTCTCTTCTAAATATATAGCGGTGGTTTTGTCCATAACTACTAAAGAAGCATCTGCTGGAACAGAGACTGTGGATACTAAAGAATAAGCGGTCCCACCCCCAGAAGCTGCGCTGTGTACATTAACTGTAACATTACAAGCGTTAGATCCATCTACGTTAGCGACTTGGATCATGTTGATCTTAAACACTTTATTACTTGAAGCAGCGTTGCTAACTAATGTTGTTGCTGAAGTACTCGATAAAGCAATTTTTGCCGTTTTTCCTGTGATAGTAGCGACATTTACTATATTTGGTGCTGACATTTTATTTCTCCTTTAGTCGAACACAATTGACATTCCAACTACAAATCCTTTTGAGATTTGAGAAGAACTTGAAAAACTAAGAGTTCCAGAACCATCAGTTGATAAAACTTGTCCACTACTACCATCTGAAGTAGGTAAAGTAAACGCTGTTACAAACGCTTGAAGATTAGCATCGTACGCAAGAACGTTTGTGCCTATTGCAAGCCCTAAATTTGTTCTAGAAGTGGACGCATCTGCAACATCTGAAAGATTATTTGCGGCTAACAACCCAGAAAAAGTTGTTGTAAGATCAACTACTGCGGCACCAGACCCCGCCCCGTCACAGTAAATTATAGCAGAGCCTCCATTTGCCACCGCAACATTTGCTCCTGAACCTTGAGAAAAAGTGCAAGCTTGCCCAGAATTATTATCTACAAAGTATAACTTTTGTGCATCGTTTGGAGCTACTGTAATAGTACAGGCTTCTGTCGCGCCACTTAGGACAAGAACTTTATACATACCGTTTGATAGAGATCCATCTGACGTGGTTAATGTATGCGCCGCGCCAGAGCTAGATAAATCAATTGTACCTACCCCGTTTGTAATACGGTCAATAATATCAAAATTAGTATTTGTAGTCGCCCCCCACGCACCGGATTGCGTTCCCGATTCTATCTTTTCTATACCGCCGTTTGTTGTGTATGTGCTTGCCATATAATATCTCCTACGCCGCTATTTCTGTCCATACTGTACCCGGATCTGGAACTATTCTACCCCAAACAATTGGAGATGTCACTTCACCAGTTGCAGAAACTCCCGTTGGAGAGACCACTGCTCCACTCGTTACTGTTACACTGCCTACACCACCTGCAGCTTGTAATCCAGATGTGGTGGTAACCGTAGCCCCCGTAGCAGTAACAGTGCCCACCCCACCTGTGCCACTAAGCCCAACTGGAGAAACTGTTGCATCAGCAGAGATTGTTACTGACCCTACTCCACCCGTAGCCTCTAATCCAGCAGACACGATATTTGCGTCTCCTGTAATTGTGGGGCTTCCTATGCCACCCGTACCAGATACGCCTGTTGGAATTACGACAATACGTGGAGTTACCGTGACCGACCCTACTCCGCCCGTACCAGATACCCCAGTTGGAGATACTACCGCCCCAGCAGCAGGTGTTGGAGAGCCTATCTCACCTGTGCCAGAAACTCCTGTTGGTATAACTGTAACATTAGAAACATGAGAAGCACTACCAACTTCTCCAACGGCTTCTATTCCTGTTGGTACTACGAAAGCATTACCACCAGTAGACATACTGCCTACACGACCTTGTCCTTCAACCCCAGTTGGAGAAACAACAACTATATTTTTAGCGTCAACCTCTCCAACTTGCCCTGTACCTGCAACACCTGTGATGGAAAAGTTTGCTTCACCTGTAGCAGTGACAGACCCTACACCACTCGCAGCAACTAAACCCGTAATACCCGGAGATATATCAGTAACACCGCTGCCCCCGAAAGTTGTTGCTGAAAAGGATGTAAAGCCAAACATCTATTTATCCAAACACGATTGCCATTGCGATTGCCTTACCCGTAGATGCGCCTGCGGACGTTTGAGAGGAACCATCCGAAAAGGTCAAAGTGTCCACTTCCGCCGTACCTGTTACGTTAATACCTGTGGAGGTGGTTTCAAATTTAGCCGCATTATTATAATATAAAAACACACCTGCGTCTTGATAAAAACGTGCCATTGCTTCGCCAGTGTACTTATCTATTGCGACATTAGCAGAAGCACGAATATTTAAATTACCTGTTCCTGCATCATCAATATAACTATTAGACCCATCATGGTAAATCTCAAGATCAGACCCTGTGCCAAAGAGGGCTTTGCCACTGTCAGGTAATTTTATGTCATTACCAACCTCTAATGTGTCTCCAATTATTGCTTTGCTATTACCTTGAGATAAAGCCGAAACGCTGCTTACACTTGAAGACGGTAAAGCTGTGAGGGTGTTTGACCCAGAGTTTACAATACGACCATTAAAATATGCGCCAGTTGTTTCGTGATAAAGGTCAGGGTTTGTAATTTCTAATGCAACGTAACTTACTGAGCTATATGTAAGTGTAACTAGCCTTGCCGACGGTTGACCATTATGTGCAACACTATGCCCCATGAGACTTCCAAGAGGTGTAGTTGAACTGCCTGAAGTTACAATCATATTCCAACTACAAGCATGTCTGAGACCGCTTGTGCGATCCATTGTGATTGTACCGTTAACGTCATTGCTTGCAGCATTAAGACAAAGCAAAATGTAAACAGGGGCTGAATTATCCCCCCCATCCATCTCAAATCTACGATTGATGAAATGGTTTTCTTGCATAGCAATATGTGCTGTGCCGCCGATGGTTAAGTTGCCATTAATTGTGTCAGCTTGGTCGCTCCGTAAATAACTAGAGCCTTCCACACCATCTAACAGGTCAGCATCTAGGCCAGAGCCAGAACCATCTGTTAAACTTGTCCAAACAGTTTCGTAGTTAGATGTACTACCCTTAACATACATTAAGTTATTGTTGCTTGTATCAACAAATACTTTGCCTACTTCTCCAGACGTATTGCTAAACTTCACACTAGGCCAGTTTACTGCATGGTTACGTAGTATCTCTAGCTGTTCACCCCAATCATCAGATTTGGCAATAATTGCAGGGCTAGTGCCAGTAGCTACAGTTATAGTTCCTGATGCACTGTCAGCAGCATCACTTCGTAGGAAGCTGCTTGCATGTAGGCTGTCTACTGTGTCTGCATTTGTTGCTGTTGTTGCAGTAGCAGCATTACCAGATGTATCCTGATTACCTGATGTATTAACGCCGGGTAGGTTTATGTTTGCAGAACCATCAAAAGATACACCGCCTATATTTCTAGCCGTTGCTAAAGTAGCCGCTGTAGATGCAGCTACGTTAGTCACATTACGCCCATCCGCCGTTGCAATATAACCACTCGCATCAAGGTATACGGCTTTTTCGGCAGGTTGCGTAATAAACACATCCGCAGCGCCTGCCGTTAAGTTTATAGCATTCCCAGAATTAGAACTCTCAAGAACGGTTGTTCTGGCGAGTGTTGTTCCAGACGAAGTAAACGTACCAAGTCCAACCTCAAATTGCCCTGTACTACTTTCAAATATGGCGTAATACGTGGTATCACCATTAGACAGAACAGAAGTAAATGTTTGAAATCCTGCAACAGCCCCACCTAATGTTAAAGTTGAAGTACCAGTGGTAGAGGTAGTTTCTTTTACCCTATCTTTTACAACAAGTGCCATCGCAACAATCTCCTATCTAGTACCGTTTAGGCGATTCTTATAATTGCGTTTGAAGCATCCGCCGTTGGAAAAGCAATTTGAAAGTCGCCTGCCGTAGATGTTTTATTTGAGCCAAAATCCAAGACAACAACAGTGTTAGCTGTGCCTGATCCACCACCTTCAGTTGTATTATAAATCAATGCACCGCGAGCCGTAATAGTTGCAGATGTAAATGTAATGTCTGCAAAATCTGTAAGCGCAGTTGTACCTGAAGTAGTTGGGTCAACACGAGTTAAGGTGCCACCGCCTGCGGAATAAGAACCAGAGTTACTCACTTCGTTTGAAGTTGTGTAGGCTGTGGTTGCCGCAGTAAATGTAGCACTGTTGTCATATAATGCGATTTTGAAAGTATCTCCACCGCTGTTTTTAAAATCGTGACCGCCCTCAAGAAGCTCTTTCTTGAAAGAAGTACACATAAAGTTTCCGTTAAAGGCCATGTTAAAGTCTCCTTATAAGTTCAGCCAGTTGGGGATGACCTGCATCAACAAGCGCATTACACACAGTTGTTCGGTCACTACGAATAGCCTGTCGCATATAACTCGCAACAAGCGTTTCAATGTGCTTAGAAAAAGCACGAGCTTGGTCTCTGACGCCGGGATGCGTATTATCGGAGACCGATATGATCTTTTGGACACACTGTTCCGCAAGTTCATCTGGGGTAAAACCACGATTTTCTGTAGTATTAACACCTACTACACTGTCATATTGTGGTACACTTACATCTATTTTAAACATTAAATATCCTAACTAACTGGGTTTCTTGGTTGTCCAGAACGATAAGTATCTCCTCTTAACTTACCATCTCCAAGATTTTTGAGAAGCCCCATAGAAAGAGCGAACATTTTATTGTACATTTCTACCATGTCCTGCTCACCTTTCATAAATCGAATTGCCTCAACTAATGCGCCATTAAGTAATGCAGAATCAAATTCTTCCCCCAGCCATGTAGTGTTCGCAGTTACAATTGATTGTGGGTAGTACCCATAGTGTAACTCTGTTTCATACGCTGTGTCTGGTGTTGGGCCTAAAATAAACGCATCATCATCAAAATTTGCGTAATGCACGGGCACACCTGTGGTAGTTTGATTTGGGTACGCTTCTCGAATAAAATTGACATCTTTGTCTAACAAATAAATATAGTTACTAGAACCATCAACAATCGCTAAACTATACGTGTACAGATAATCTGAAGGTAACGCTAAGTATTTATTATTAGCGGTTAACGTAGCGATTACATTTTTACGTAACGCTGGTATTTGTACAGAGTTGTATATTTTCTGTTCTGCTTGCTGAGTAAACATAGCTAACTGGTCATCTGTAAATGTATTCTCACAGATGTCTTCTATGTTAGTTTTTAACTCAGTATAATTCATGCGCTATGCCATTGGCCCTCTTGCAAATAGACCTTTTGTGGCAGCGCCTGTACCGCGAACCTTTACCCCATTAGTTTTTTTAGGGGTTTTTGCAGTTTTAACAGGTTTACTTACCTTACCGCCTTTTTTGTAACTTTTTTTCATCATAGTAATCTCCTACATCATTGTTACAATAACTCAACTGACAAATCCAGTGAAACTCGCAATATTATATTATGTTGTATTAAGTTGCCCCCCCATAGCACTGTGAAATTGACAATAGTAATAAAGTGTTGGCGCACCAGAAGCGACGGTTATAGTTGAAGTATATGCAGATGTGTCTATTGTCACTCCTGTTGTATATTCAGACCCCCCTCCATGCGTCCCATCAGAAGTAGTTGAAAAACGAAAAGGATGTCCCGTGGCAGCAGACCAATTAAATACATACGTACTACCTTCTGAAAGAGTAAGTGTTGGCTGCAACGCACCGTTAATATAGTATCTATTCCCCGAACCGGGGTTAGCCACAGTTACTGTGTATCCTGTATTTACACTTATTGTTGGAGCGCCAATACCTGAAGTGCTAGCCACACCTGTGAGAGTAATTGATACATCTACTTCGGGAGATACTGTAACAGTACCCACCCCACCTGTAGCAGCGACACCTGTAACATTAATTGTACTACTTGTACCAGAAGTAGCTGTTACTACAACAGCCCCCACACTTGATCTCGCTATTAGGTTATTATCTTGTAAATTAAATGGATCATTTAAACCGACGGGATTAAAACCATATTGATTATTCCTAGAAGGTGCTAATTCAGCGGTATCTGGACGAGGATTACGAAGTGCTTGTGGATCATTTACAGGAAATTCTCCTAAACTAAGTTGCGGATGGTCTGGGTTCCAACACGTAGGACACGCAAGCGTATTTGTATTGTTTCCTTTTACATACAGTGGGCGTAACTCTTTTAGTTTGTAGGAAAACCCACAAACATCACATATCGCTAATGCTTTTCGTGCAGACGCAAAACGGTCCATTACGGCCTCATCACATTAGGCACAAATCGAAACGGAGTTTTTTCTCGGTCCTCTCCCGCCGCTAAAACAAATTGAGCTTCGTACTCTGCCTTTAACATATCCACACGAGGCGCTAAATCAGGTACTTTCATGGCAATATGGTACGCCAGCCCCGCTACTAAACACGGGAGGAAGCGGAAATTCATATCCGCTGTTTGAGTACCAGAGCCAGCGTCTTCAATCCTGCGCAACCGCCAATATACAAACGTATAATCGTTAGAGTTAGGGACAGGCCATACAGTAATACGTGGTTGATCTCGCAAGCGTTCAATAAACACTTGAATCGGCCTACCAGTATCAGTTTTATTGGGAATAGTAGCAAAGGTACTTACACTAATACGTGACACTGTGAGATCTTGTTGTGAAGTACCACTTCCTGTACGCACAACCTGCTCAAGCAAATCAATAGTATCAGCGGGTAAATTATAAGTAGCAGTATCTTTTGTAAGGCTTACAGTGCCTTCATCAATAGTCCACAAGTTTATCCCACGGTTTTGCCATTCAATCGTCATTAGATTCATAGAACGTCTAGCAGTACGAAGGTCGTACCCAGACCGCATTTCTCGACCCGCACGTTCCCATGCTTCTTCAGCAATCTCCGTAAAGTCCATATTGAACGCTGTGGTGCCCGACGTAGCCATATTTATTTACCTTTAAAGTGTGCCTTTACTTCCGCAAGAAGTTTAGCTTTAGATTCACGACGGTCTAACTCAATTCCTTCTTTTCGCATAAGTGCCTCAAGTTCTAGTTTAGACATATTATCGTATTTGGGTTTTGATTTTCTAGTGGGGGCCGCAGGTTTGGGCGTTTCTACTTTAACACCCATAGATTTCATTTTAGCTTCAGCTTGTGCTTTTGTCATCAAGTCAAAAACTTTTACTTCATATGTACCATCAGCATTCTTTGTGCCAATTTGATACACTGGTTCACCCGTAGAGAACCTGCCATTTTGAAAAATTTCCATATCCTACCCTTACGTATATAATGTTTGTTTTCTTTTATTCTCCATAACCGCGCCACAACCTCTTGCAATAGAGCGTTTACGGCGTGCTAATCCACCATTGGACAATTTTACTGTAGCAGCTTTTGTATTCTTTACTACTGTTTTGCCTTTTTTCCCTTCGCGTTTTTTCTTTTGCGCGGTTTTTCTTCTTTCGTCTTTCGAAAGACTATTTGCTTTAGCTTTTGGAAGGCATCTGTCAGGGTTCTTTTTATCTTTTGAAGTGCCGCACGGACCTTTGACTTTACCATCGGTTCCAATCCTTACCCATTGCTGGTCTCGCCATTTCTTTAGCTCGCCCATTACTTTTTCGCCTTTTTGCCTTTGCCATACTTAGGATCTTTACAGTATTTAGACGCTGCCATGTTTGCATACGCGGAAGGATACGTATCAAAAGTACGTTTTGCCCATGATTTACCCTTTGCACAAATCTTTCCGCCTGATTTATAATATCTACGCATGAACTATCACCTCATCTTACAGGGTTTAGCACCGCGAGCTTTACCATACCCACGAACTTTACCACCGCCTCCAAACTTTCTAGGTTTGGCGTACGGTCCTTTACCTTCTAACATCATTATCTCGTCTAACAACACTTGGTACATGTCGTCATCAGGTGACAACCCCGCTAGCTGGTCTCTTAATTGTGCAGAACGATTCTTGTTCATAGCATCTTGGCAGGGCGTACACCTTTACGAGCAATGCCCGCCCCTCTTACTTTACCGCCTTTAGCTGCACCTTTAGCTTTACCACCTGCGGCATAACCTTTTTTAACTTTACCGCCAGCTTTCATTTTACCTTTGCCGTCAGCAGCGTAAAAAGGAACCGTATTGCCCTGTTTGTTTTTAACCATTTCTAACTTACCGCCAGCTTTGAAGCCTTTTTTCATTTTGCCGCCAGCTTTAAAGCCTTTTTTCGTTTTGGTGTATGGGGTGCCGCCAGCTTTGAAGCCTTTCTTAGCCATACCACCAGCTTTCATATTTTGTCCTTCTGGCATAGTAAGTGTAGCTGCGTCTGTAGCCTCTCGCATAGCCGCACGATTTCCTCGTGCTACAGCGCCGCCATCGTCTACAGGACGTGCTCTAGGGCGCAAAGATTTTGTAGGAGCGCCACTTTTTTTCTTTTTCATTTTTGAAGGTCGTACTTTAGGTTTCATCATTGTCAGTCTCCTTATACAAATTGTTAAATACTCTATTCGTATCCCAAACGTAATCTACATCTTCTTTTGAACCGTAGGAATGTTGATTCGGTTTAAAGTCTGGAGCACCTTGCCCTGTTTCAAACCACGCAGGGTGCGTAACACGAACCCGATTATTTGGTAATGCCACCATATTTCCAGTATATTCTCCAGCGTCTAACAACTCGAGTACATGACTTTGTTTGTGTTGTGCGGGATCATCTGCAACTTCACTATCAGTATAATCAACAGTAAAATAGTATTTTGCAGGATAAAACTCGCCATCAACTTTAGCTATCCATGGTGCAGGAGATGCGCGTTCTATTTTGTAAACTGAATGAGTATGGGACATACAATCCCAAGGTTGTGCCATATACGGAGGCAGTTCCGTAGGCCATTCTTCTAACGGAGTATCCGCAACGAGGGCAGTGAGTGGCATACGTGCCCACATAGCTCCGCCATGAACATTCGGATCATCTGTATCGTCAGATTCGCAGCCAGTAAAAATCACTTGGAAACTAAGTGTTCTATTTGGCATTGTGGTTACTGCAACAACCATGGCGTGTAAAAACTCTCCGTGATAGTCTTCTAAATTTTTTGTGTATTCTCTTCGTACCCATGCCTTAAAGTACGGAATACTACTTTGTAGATACGGCATTAATTTCCTTTTTACGTTTTTTAGCTGCAGCTTTCTTACGCTGTTGAGACAGTTTAGAAGGTGGCGTTTGTATTTGTTTTTTCATATTTGCACGACTAATAGCCATTAGCAATTCCACTTCCGTAGACTTTTATTGATACGACTATTTGGATCATTAGCTGTTTTTGCGCTTGTACGGCTTTTTTTCATGCCCTTCATACGAGCGCAAAAAGACTTACGCCGTTTAGCAGCTTTAGAACCTTTTTTAAGTTTGCTAGGTTTTGTGGTGACAGCAGTTTTTAACTTGCTGCCGGGGTTAGCTTTGCGGTAGCTAGCAACACCTTTAGCGTTAAGTCCACCAGACTTACTTTTGCCTTCTTTACGTTGCCAAGCAGGGGATTTTACGCCCCCGCCTTTTTTATAATAAACCCGCATGTAAGCACCCTAATTGTAGAACACTGTTATGGCAGTGATGTTTGTTGCTGCAGATATATACACATCAGAAGCACATCTAATACCATCATTAGGAATATTGACAGAATGTGAGTCAGACGCCTTAAAATCCAAATCTAACACTGTACTGCCTCCATTAGCGTCAGTAATTGTTAGCCTGCCCGCACCGCCAGAGCCTGTTAAGACTTGTATTTGACGAATACGTGCGGGACCAACCGCTAAAGAACCTGTTCCAGTAACACGTTTTGTTAATACGTCAGAGGAATGACTCATGTATCACCTCCAATTATGATGCGTCTGATGAACTGGAAATACCAAAAAACTTCAGAACAATTACAGTGTCGCCGCCGGGATCGGCTGAGACAACTAACTCAACCTCATCGCCCACAAGCCCAGATACTCCCGTGGTAAAACCAGACATACCAAGAATACCGTTACACCCAAAGAAACCTTTGAACCCAGTGCTATTTAAAGCCACTGAAATACCATCCACATAACCGTCTGTGTCTGCATCTGTACCGATATCAACAAGATTTACATTGTTAGCTGCTGCAGTGGTTACGGCAATCGTTACACCCATGGGTATAAAATTAGCAGGGATGCCAACAGCCCCCTCTTTACCCGTTGTAGCACCGTTTGCTACGGTAATCGTGGCCTCGTAAGTCTGAAGCGTCATAGTGCTAGTAACAAGGCCGCTTGTTGCGTCTTTAGTAATGTCTTGAAAACCGTTTTCCGACCTTACTGGGCCGGTAAATGTTGTATTAGCCATGTGAATCTCCTGTCTTGGCTAGTGTCAGCCGCCCAATGCGACTG